CCCGTAAACACAAAACCCGACGTAATCAGTCGGGTTTTTTTGTGTAAAATATTTTCTTACTTTTGCTATATGTCTGTAGGAAACAATAATAGAGCAATTGGTATTCAAAAGAATAAACTACTCCGATACAAGAATATTAAAGAATTGTATCAGCAGTTAGTTAAGGATCATCCGCACGTACCTACGACTAAAATTCTTAGCGAGTACATTTATCCAGTTTATCCTATTTCTCGCACTACATTATACGAAATTCTTTGCACTCCTATAAACAAGGAACTTAAAGTACTGGAGGAAATGGAAAGCAAACAACTTGCCGTTCAAAAGGCACAAGTTAGATTATTTCCCGACTAAATATTTGTCGAGCTTATCTCGTAAACAATTTGATACTCCTGTATGCCATCATCACGGCGCACTCGTTTGTGGCTTTTTCTCATTAATGCTCC